TAAAATAGGTCGTCCAACCAATAACCCCAAAGAAGAAAGAATAACTGTAAGGCTTGATAAGGAGTCATCAGAGATATTGAATGACTACTGTATTCGACAAGATATAGGAAAAGCAGAAGCTATTCGTCAGGGCATAAAAAAATTAAAAGACGACAAAAAAATAGAGTGTTGCACCGCTACGCAAATGATATTGGAGTATTTATGAGACACGACACAATAAAAACTATGACCATTGTGACAAATCAAGGAGATGTACGATATATTTCAAAAGGCGAACATTTTGATTATAATGGAGCGGTTGAATTGATGAGAGAGTGTCAGGAAAAATATAGTGATAATATTAATAAGTGTATTGATTTGTTTTAAAAAAAATGCTATTCTGTTGGCATACAGAGAGGGTAATATTGAGGCAGGAGGTGTTTCAATGGATGGTATATTAGATGGAAAACCGGGAATGACAATTGATGAATTGATTGCATTATTGGAAAAAGGACCAATAAAGGCAGAAAGCAATAATGAAGATAAAGCAGAAATAAAAGAAAACAAGTAACAGCCACCAGTCGAAAGATTGGTGGTATTTTTATACCCAAGTTGCACCGGTGCAACAGAAAGGAGTAATATGTCAGCAGAAGAATATCCAGATTTTGTAAAAACAACAGGCTATGGTGTAGACCCGTTGGGATTGTGCGGTATTAACTGTTATCATAATTTCTGGCCATTTATACCAGGAGTGTCAGTGAGGCTGTATACAGATGAACAGCTTGATAAGATGAATGCCAAAGAGAATGAAAAGAAAGAATTTAATGGAAAAGAATATACAACCTATGAGGCAACACAAAGAATGAGACAGTTAGAAACACTTATGCGTAAGGAGAGGCTTGATGTACATCTTCTTAAAAAGGCAGGAGCGGAAAATGAACAGGTAAAGGAAGCAAGAGCCAGATATAGAAAGACAAGTGCAGAATACAGGGAATTTACAGAAGCTATGGGAATGAAAGAGCAAAGAGAAAGAGTGACAGTAGATGGCCTTGGGAGGGTATAAATGATTAATATAACAATATATGATAATGGGTTTGAAATAGAGGGACACGCGGGGTATGCGCAGAAGGGCAGTGATATAATATGTGCGGCAGTATCGGCACTGAGCCAGACGTGCAGGATAAGTATTACTGAGCTGGCAGGGTATGAACCAGTATGTGAAGAAAAAGACGGCTATATGAAGCTTATGTGTTCAGATGTTAATGAAGTAATAAGAGTATTATTAAAGTCATTTGAACTGGGAATTGAGGCAGTAAATGAAAATTATGCGGGATTTATAAAGATTGTTCGTTTTGTTCGTTAAAAAGGTGATATTATTTAAAATGAAATAAATATAAGAAACAGAGGCAGGGTTTAAGAACCTTGCCTTTTTTCGTACCAAAACGTGTGAGGCAAACACGGGATAACATAGGAGGTTATTGATGAGAAGATTTAATTTACAGCTTTTTGCTGACGGTGGCGAAGAGGGAACTGGTACAACCGGAACAGAAAGACACGAAACAGGATATAGTTTTGAACAGGCAGAGGAAATAGCAACGGCAAGAGCAGAGCGTGCAACAAAGGCGGCATTATCAAGTTATTTCAGACAGCAGGGAATGACTGAAGAGGAAGCACAGGAGGCTTTTAAAGATTACAAGAACAAAAAGGAAGCACAGAAGCCTGATATAGCAGCAGTAACCAAAGAAAGAGATGAGGCTGTATTAAAGGTAAAGGCTTACGAGAATGAGAAGCTTTTAAGACAGAAAAATGTCAGGGAAGATGATATTGATTATGTAACTTATAAGGTTAATCAGATGGTAACAGATAAAGTGGATTTTGGTGCGGCAGCAGATAAATTCTTAAAGGACAATCCACGATATAAGAACACAGCAGGATACAGAGTATCTACTGGTGTTCAGAGTGGAAGTGGAGAGACAAGAACCAAAAGCGAACAGATTAGTGATGCACTGAAAGAGGCATTCAGGGCAAGATAAGGAGAATATGATGAATAGAAATAAGATGAATTTACAGAGATTTGCAACAAACATTGTAACCAGAAATGATGCGGCGGCATTAATTCCGGAGCAGATAAGCAAGGAGATTATACAGTCGGCGACAGAAAGCAGTACAGTTCTTCAGCTGGGGAAGCGACTTCCCAATATGACCAGCAATAAGACAAGTATGCCGGTATTAGATATGCTTCCAGTGGCGTATTTTGTTAATGGAGAACCAGGAACAAAGCAGACTACAAAGCAGGCCTGGGCTAATAAGTATATATATGCAGAAGAGATTGCGGTAATCGTTCCTATCCCAGAAGCGGTATTAGATGATGCTGATTATGACTTATGGGCAGAGATTAAGCCAAGAATTGCAGAAGCTTTTGGCAATAAGATTGATGGAGCGGTTCTTTTTGGAGTTGATAAACCAACAACTTGGAGAGATGATATTGTAACAACAGCTAAGACAGCAGGAGCGAAGACAACATTAACAAGTGATCTGTATACGGATATTATGGCAGAAGGCGGTGTTATAGCCAATATTGAGGCTAGTGGTTATCTTCCAACAGGAGCAATTGCGGATGTGACAATGAGAGCGAAGCTCAGGGGCTTAAGAGATAATAATGGAGTTCCGCTTTTTAAATCAGATATGCAGGGGGCAACTAATTACGCATTAGATGGTAATCCTATGTATTTCCCTCTTAATGGTGCATATGATGCAAGCAAGGCATTAATGATAAGCGGAGATTTTAACCAGCTTGTATATTCTGTAAGACAGGATATAACATATAAGATATTTACAGAAGGTGTAATTCAGGATCCAACAACAAAGGAGATTGTATATAATCTTATGCAGAATGATATGGTTGCACTTCGTGCAGTTATGCGACTTGGCTGGGAGCTTCCTAATCCAGTTAACAGAATAAAAGGTGATAAGAGTAAGAGATGTCCATTCTCTATTCTTGTATCTGAATAATATGGAGGCACTAATGAGTTACGCAGATTATGAATATTATAATAACGAATATTTACTTGGAAAAGCGGCACTTATTAGTGCCGCTGATTTTAATTATTATGAAGCAAAGGCGGCAGGAAAGGTAGACTATTATACATTTGGAAGGTTAAAGACATCTACGGATATACCGGAAGAAGTAAAAAAGTGCGTATGTGATATAGCAGAGAAATTACAGGAATATGATAAAGCAGTTAAGGGCATAACATCTGAAAAGGTGGGAGATTACTCTGTGTCATACGAAAGTAAAGCAGTGCAGAAAGATAATTGTGATAATGAGATTAAAGACTGTATAAACAATTATCTTTCACATACAGGATTGATAAGCCGTATTCCTGCTGGGAGGTGTATGTATGAAATATAAAGTTACAGCCCCACTTGGCATAACTGAAAGATTATATGGAATTGATTTTAAGAATGGCATAGGAATAACTAATAATGATTATGCAGTTAAGGTTTTAAAAGAAAAAGGATATGCAGTTGAGGAGCTTAAGGCAGAAAGGGAAAAGGTGAGCGAAGATGTACACTAATGCAAGTGTTACTTATTATTCGCATACAGATGAAGGCTTTCTGCGGCATTATATAGAAGCGGTATTTGTAATGAGTGATACACAGGATAGTGTAAGCAAGGACGGAAGCACCAGAAATGACAGCTTAAAGATATACATTCCAGCAGAACAGGCTAAAGGAATTGCATTCAAAGCTAAAGATTTAGTTGTTAAGGGACTGTGTGAGGTTGAATTCGACAATCAGTCAGATAAGGGAATATCAGACAGCCTGAAAGAACTAAAACGCAGTGCAAGGGTGTATGAAGTATATCAGGTGACAGAGAAATTATACGGCAGTAAGAATATGCAGCACATAGAATTGGCAGGAAGGTGATTATATGCACTTTACAATACACGGAAATATGAATATATCCCTGAAAGACTTTGCAAGGAAAAGAAAAGGGCTTCAAAGGGGTGGACCTGTACAGAAGTTCATTGACAACGAAGTTATGAAGCAGATGTCACCAATGATGCCGAGGGCTTCAGGAACAATGATACAGAGTATGATTACAAATACAGTTATTGGTTCAGGATATGTTAATGTCAATGTTCCATATGCACGATTTACATATTATGGAAAAGTTATGATATATGAGCCGACTGGAAGCACATATGCACCAAAAGATGGGAAAAAGATAGTAACACAGACTGATTTAAAGTACCAGGAAGCACCAACACGAGGTGCTTTTTATTTTGAGAGAATGAAAAAGGCAAAGAGAGCACAGATACTTAAAGGAGCACAGGAGGTAGCCAATAAATTATGACAATATTAGAGATTACAAAGCAGATAATTAATGAATACCCGCACATAGAAGATTTTACTAATAATATCCACTATGATTTCTCAGATGATACTGAGGGCGAGGCAGGATTGTATATTGCTGGTGACAGAAAAATATCTGAGGATGTACTGGGTAATCAGATTAGGCAGAGTGATATGATTATGTACGCTACCTGTCAGGCGGCATCTGACTATGACAGATTAAATAACAGTAATTTCCTAAGCAATTTATCCTGGTATCTTGAGAATGTTGAGGGTGCATATGAGGTGACTATAGGAGATGATAACAATGTTAAAAAGGGCAAGCTTGAACAGATAAGCTGTTCCAACGCAATGCTTTTAGCTTATCTTACAGATGAACTTACAGGACCTGTAAGATATCAGTTACAGATAACAGCACAGTATAGAATTGATAATTAGGAGGAAAGCAAATGAATAAAGACGGAATGAACCTGCAAAGATTTGGACAAGAAGGTGTAGGCAAGTTAAAGAGAAGCCATCTTTTACATTATATTGATGCTTCATTTGGAGGAGCAGATCCAGTATGGTATCTGATAGGAAAAGACGTGGAGGATATGAGTGTGGAATTAAATCCGGATACAGAAACCAAGAAAAATATTTTAGATGAAACATCTGTACAGGACAATGGATATGAGCCAAGCATAGAAGTAGATACATATTATGCTAATACAGAGGACAGCATATATCCAAAGCTTAAGGATATTGCTTTAAACAGGCTTACAGGAGATGACTGTAAAACAAAAATCCTTGAAATTATTGTCGATAAGAAAACAGGACCATTTGATGCGTGGACGGAAGACGTTGTGGTTAAGCCTACAAGCTATGGTGGAAAGACAGGTGGTGTGGCAATTCCATATACAATAAGCCTTAATGGTAACAGAAAACAGGGTACAGTAACAATGAACGATAAGACACCAACATTTGCAACAGTATAAGGAGATATAAAGTATGTCTAATATGGAAAATTTATCATTTGATGAAGGACTTAAAAGTTATAAGATAAATGGCGACCCTAACAGAATATTAAGGTTTAACCCAGGGGATGTGAATATACTTACAAGGTATAAAGAGGTTGTAAATAATCTTAATAATATAGCAAAGGAGCTTCCTGATGCAAAGATTAAGCCAGATGGAACAGCAGAGGATAATGCAGAGATAGTAGGAGCACAGCTTACAGCATTTGATGAGGCACTTAAGAAGCAGATAAATTATCTGTTTAATGCAGATGCGTATGATGTTTTATTTGCTGGACAGAGCCCTTTGTGCAGAGTAGGAACAGGGCGAAAGCTTCTGTGTGAAGAAATAATTGAAAAGCTTGGAAGATTAATTGGTGATGAGTGTGGAGAAACTGTTGACAATGTAAATCTTCGTGTAAGTAAGTATACTGCTGAGTACGAAGGTAACAGGGAGTACCGTAGAAATAAAAATAAGCAGTATCGAAAGAGTAAAAATTACAAGAAATTCCGTGGGGTATAAACTATGAAGGGTCTGCCAACAGAGCTTGAAGTTAATAAAAAAAAATATAGGATACGGTCTGATTACAGGGATATATTAAAAATAATACAGGCTTACAATGATCAGGAGCTTGAGGAAAAAGAAAAGTGCTATGTTGCACTAAAGATATTATATATAAACT